TTATACAGCGGTAATCGCTTTCAGACTGTACGTATGTACGAAAACATAAGCCCCGTCGTCAGCTTGTTTGATCCAGAACTTTTGTTTACTGTTTTTTAGGTCATCCCACAGTTTTACTTTCGTTTTTCCATTAATTCCGTTGCCTTCTACACTTACATATTTTCTCGGAGCCAGCTTAGGCTCAAGTAAAGCATATTGTGCCAGTCCGTGTACCTTATATACCACTCTCCAGAGCTGCGCATCCGTACTATTCTTCTTGTATAGTTGCAACACGGAATCGTTTTTGGCATTTCCATTAGGGATGTCCAAATATAATCCCAAACTTTTATTTCTCAGACGAACGCAGCCGTTGCCAGCATCTTCGATATAGAACCGTTGGTTGTCTCCACCGGTTTGTTCTCTCATTTCCACTTTTGAAGAAACCTTAGGTTTTGCTACGACTGATGCTGAGGATCCAACAGACTCTTTATTGACGCACTCAAGGATGCCGTCCCACGGGTAATTATAGTAAGACCGTATATTACTTTCTTCTCCAGTCTGGTCTCCCTCTGCTCCGTCAATCCCACCAGTTTCACTGATTGAAAACTGCATCAGCATATCTGGGACAGCAGACAAGCACATAGCTGTGTGGTCGGCTTCATTCAAATATACATCGCCGGCTTGAGCCGTAAATCCACTAGACATGGGATGCCACTTGAAGTTTCCCGTTCCAGTCATGCATTTACGCATGTTTCCTGTATAAGTTGCGCCTCCGCAGTTGATTCCTGCCGCCTGGTATGCGGATATCACGGCAGAGGAGCAATCACGGTCTCCTTGCTCTAGCTTGTACACTTTTCCGCCGATGCTGATATCGCAGGTACCTTCTCCATCTCCCCATCGTGAGACTTGACTATAACCATGCCAATCATGTTCTACTAAATGCCGCATCAACTGTACGGCTACTTCCTTCTTAAGCATGTTTTTACCTCCAAAAAAAGAGAGCGATTACTCGCCCTCTGTATCCTTTTTGCCGTCTTTATCTAATAAATTCCTCAGCATCTCATACAACCCTGTACTTGCCAAGCCACTTATCATGCCACCCAGGATCACTTCTGCGTTGATTCCATGATAATTCATTACTATAGCGATTACCGTCCCCAAAATCAAGGCTGACAGAGGTATGTACCGGTTAGGCAGCTTGGGGACAGCGGTTTTGATTACATAGCCTACCATGAGGCAAATACCCAAAATTAACGGGTTAATGTAGTTCGTTAAAAATGATAAATCCATAAGCTATTTCTCCTTTTCTTCTAAATCCTGAATCCTATGATTTACTACCTTGATCTGCTCTTCAATCACCGGCATCTTGCGGGCAAAATTGTTGTGCATCCTCACTTCCCCCTCCAATTGCTCCAAACGATAGTTCGTAAGCTTAGAACTTACAGCTATGCCGGCAAATGTCCCCAGTGCACTCCCCGCCAATGAAATTAATGCAACTACAATTTGTGGGTCCATAATCTCTCCTTTTCCATATTTATTTCAAATCCATAAAAATAAGACCTTTACGGTCTGCCTCTGATATCCATATATCCTCCTACCGCTGGATTACAACATAATCTACGGTGTAGCTTGAGCCAGATCTTATGGTTGGGCCATAAGCGGTTATTTTTCCATCTTTTCTTCGCACATATGGGATGATAGCCTCTGTAAGGCAATTGGCCAATACAAAATATTTATTGGATGAACTGTAGTTTGGCACATCCGCTATGGCAAGCCATGTGGCACCAGTAGATGTAACAGTCACTCTTCCGCTTGCAACTACTTTTGTAAATAAAGAGCCAAGTTTATCCGATATGGCAGCTATATCGGTGTTTACTTTATACGGGCTTAAACTATAATTTGAGGTTATGTATCCGTCGGCATCTCTTTCTACGGCAGACATGCCAGAGTAATCATACTCGACTTGTCCGCTGCCCGTCCTCGTCCAATCCGTTGCGCCGATATTTCGTTCTATATCGTAAATTATATATATACGCCCGGAGGTAAGAGTCATCCGTCCGTTATAACGGGTATGTGTGGACACGCCAACTATAAAATCACTGTTGAACTCACTGCTATTAATTTCAACGCCATTTATCGTTCCGGCAGTAATTGTTCCAAGGTTTGCGGATATGGCCGCCAGATTATCCACCTGCAGGTTTTTGGCTATAAACATATATAGTTCCCATGCGGTTCCAGTCCATCTATAAGTGGCATTTTTCACAAGCCCAGAGACAGTCCCTGTATGCTTCCATAGCATCCCCATATATTTTGTAGTCGGCTCTGTATCAGATACCGTTATCCCGGTAGGCTCGCCTTTTGCCCCGTCATTTCCCTTAAGAGGTGGCGTTGTCTTTGCTCCTTCCGCATCCTCAATTGTCAGAGAGGTGTCTTCATTTACAGTCACAACAGGACTTATGCCTGGTGCACCCGGTTCTCCGTCAGACACATCCACAATAGTTACTTCTGCAAAACACATTATCTCTCCGCCAGCGTCTAAAACCTCGAAACGATATACTGCTTTTTCGTCCACATCCGAGGCACTTACAGTAATGCTATTTTCTTCAGATAATGGCGTTCCGTCTTTATACCACTGCACAAATAAGCTTGTTAAAATGGTATTTCCTCTGGACACCCTGGCAGTTAATGTCGTGGAACCTTCTCCATTTTTAAAGACAAGTCCATTCGTTGTAATAATGTCTGCCGTATATGGTATTGCATCCTGTATAAGAGCTTCCAACCTGCTCTGTATATCAGCTGACAGCTTGTTTTCCAGTGCCCGGAAGTTTGAAAATATGGTCTTGTTTCTGTCCGGCTTAGAAAAGCTAATTTCCTGTTCGCTCACTCTCGCTTCCAACAGCAGCAGAGGAGTAAATCCGGCATCATGCATCTTGATGGTATCCCCGATTTCCAGTTTTATAAAACCGTCCACCTCGTAAGTTATCGCTGGCATATAGACGGATTTCAACTTTGCCAATGCCTGGCCGTATAATGTATTTACATTTTTTGTCTCATACGTCCAATCAAGATTGATGTACCTGTCTCCTGTCGGGTCAACCACCTGTGACGGGTACTCATCTCGCATTGGCGGGCAGAGGATGTGCGTATCTCCCTTGGCACTCCGAAACATAGCAACTCCGTTATCATCATTTTCTGTCTTATCCAAGTCCTTAATTGTCAGCCCGTCAGTCCCTATCGGCTTGATTGCAGTATAGAGTCCTGTCTTATCAATCGTTCTGCGGATTTCCTTAATTTCCTTACCATAGTACAGAGTAACATCTTTTCGCCTTGTCCCAACGCCCTGGTGGCTATCGTCATGTTTGCGGTAGACATTTAATACAATTTTGTCTAAGGTTCCGTCTTTGTTCAAATGTGTTACAAACTCGCATTCTGCATCAAATTTGTTTACCAGCGATAAGAGCCTGGCAAGCTTTGTGTCCTGCCCCGTCCATTCCAATGATCGGGACAGATCAGACACCTCATTGATTCCGATTTCCAGTTGTGCGTACTGCAACCCCAAAAGATTAATATACTGTGCAAATGTCCTTGCCCCCGGCGCTTTATATTCCAGACTGGTCTCATTCAAGAGTTCCAAGTTTAAGTTCTCACAGTAACAAGTCAGTTTCTTTTCAGTTTCTTCAACTTTCATTATATTGAAAAGATAACTTTTACCCTCATAGTGGAAAGAAACATATCCCTTTTCTGTAAGAAATTCTATATCTGTATTTCCTGTTTTCGGCACCGAAAAATCAAATGTTGAAGTGGCTTCCGTCAAGTATCGGTGCCACGTATCATCAAAATAATGCATTGTCTTCAGCTTTTCATTATCCAAATATGTAACCCGCCTTAAATTCTTGTCATGTACGCTTATCAGCACTATAACCACCTCTTTCTGTATTCCACGGTTACTTCCGGCGGACTCTCGCACCAAGAAGACGTGTAAAATTCTATATCTGTTTTGCCAACAGGTAATGAGGGAAATTCAGCCCCGTCTACTTTTTCATCGTTCGCCGGCAAACCGCTTACTAAAATAGAGTCGGATTCTGTGTCCACTACAATCTCGCTCCCAGCAGCATAGCGGTTCGGGATATCTTTTAATTTATTTACATAGTCCTTGCGCCCTCTAAGCTCTCCAACGCCCATAACTGTAACCAGCTGCTTAGATGTGTTCCTGGCGGCGTATTGCCCGATAAACACCTGTACGGATGCTACTTTTACATTCGCCAGTTCCGGCACGCTGATTTCATAATATTTGCCATAATAAAAAAAACGTATCTTACTGCCTATTTTTAAAATATCCTCGTAGCCTTTAGCATAGATAAAACCATTTTGCTTTTCATAGATCGTTGGAGTAAAATCCCACTTAAATGCTTCTCTTAAAGAATTGCCACCAACCCAAGCTTGTGCATAGGCCTTGTTACCGACCATATCGTCTTTGTGCACCTCAAAAGCCGCTATAATGTTATTACTTGTGTCTGTCAGCATGACTTGTATAAGGCCTGTCTGCGCAATCAAACCCGTCATAAATTGCAATCTGAACCATAGATAAAAGTTTTTTGCCCCGGCCTCTCCATTACTATCGGCTGGTAAGTCCCACTTTCTGCATCCGCCATGCCAATGCGAGCCAGAACCTGCAGAGCCAAGTCTTAAGTATCCATCACTTGCGAGATTTAGTGTTCCATTATTTTTGATTGCCGTGTTTTTTGGATTATCACCGGTATACTGCACATAATCGGACATTCCTTTTGTTAAAACTTCGCTTTGCTGATAAGTTTCCGTGTCAGCTTCCTCTCTGTTACCCATTTCAAAAGCACCACCCGGATGTACAATGCCAAGATATCCATTTTCCGTAACATGCTTAATGCGATAGATCGGATACACTGCCGCACTGCTGTCATTGTCCACATGTGCTGTCAGTATTCCACTTTCCGTGGCTGCTGTGTCCGAATCCAGAACATCCGATATCAGATAGGGATCAGCACAGTAAAATGACATTTCTCCCACCACGTATAACTGCCCTGATTCTGGTTCATCTACTGTAACCAGTGTGCCAACATAATGCGCATTAGGTTCATCTGCGAATCGCAGCTCCCGGTTATCGCCCTGGCAGAAATTCTTCAGTTGTCGGTAACGAGCCATGAAAATAGCCGCTGTATCCGCCTGCAGGGAAAACTTCACCGTAATTGTCCTGTCAGGCTGTCTTTTCCCGTAATATTCCATTCCGTCAATTCCAATGGGGCGGTCTTCATCTGTCACGTCATATTCCAGGCTTTCCCGGCCACTCACAGCAAGCGTGCGATATCCGGGGATATGGTTTTCAATATACTCGCCATCTATAGAGAGGGCCTCCCCTAAGAGGGAGACATCCTGTTCGCTGTTGTCTATTGTGTCTCTAAATTCATACATTCGTCTTCCCTCCTATACGGTTCTTTCTTGTAGTATCAAAATTGTTTTTCTCTTCTACATATTTTGCGGTTCCGTAACCTACCTCGCGGCCGTCCATAACGCTGGTCACTTCTGCATTCACGTAGACTACAGGGCGGTATTCATAATCACTCCGCAGCTCTTGGCTACCAAATGAATAGGAATCCATGCCGGCAAAAGCAGGCACATCCGGGATAGCTACCATATTATTGCTTACACGCTCAATTGTACTTTGCATGGATTCTATTCCGTTTGCAAAACCCTGACCGACAAACGTTCCTAATTTTGCAAACACTCTTGACGGACTATGTATCTTGGCTCTTGCCCTAACGGCTCTTTCAGCTGCAGATGCCAGCTGCGATGCCACTGACTCAACATAACCGAGGCTGGCACTCATACCAGATGCAAGTCCTGCGCCGATGTTATAGCCAACACCGTACATTCCACTTGCCGCTGAACTTGCTGTGGACACAATGAAACTTGCTGTGCTTCTCATTAGAGATACCGCTGCATTTCCTCCGGCCCGCAACGCTGAATTAAATCTGCTCATTGCAGAGGTTGCCACAGAGGGAAGTGGAGCGAGCCCCGCTTTTGTTCCGTTTGTTACTCCGTTTGCCATTGTAGTGGCTGCGGATTGCGCCTGTCCAGCGCCATTTTGAAAAGCACTGGTGAACTTATTAATCGCTGATTTCGCCTTATTCCCAAGAGCGTCCAATCCGTCATTTACTATATTGACCGATTTTCTCATGCTTGAAATAGACGTTTCTGCCGCCTTTGCATTGCTTGCTATGGATTTCATGCTTGAATTAACCAGTTTCAGTGAGACTGCCATAGCAGCGCATCCTACAGCCCCTCCTGTCATTGCTACACCAAATGCCAGTGCTCCGACCGATGCCAAAAGAAACGCTGGCCCGATTAATAATAGTGGAACCGATATAAGCAACAGTGATGCACCTAACAGTAACGATACAGCCAACATAGCCGCAAAAGCCACCGTACTTGCCAATGCTCCCGCTGCGACTGTGGGCAATGCCCCTGCAACTACCATCAGGGCCGCCCCTGTGAGCATCATTCCCGCGCCTAATACCATTGTTCCGGCCGCAAGTAACATAACTCCGGCTGCTACCACGAGGACACCGACGCCAACTAATGCCAGGGCCACTCCAACTACAAGCAGGCCGGCTCCGAGAACTACACACGCCACACCTGCTATCGCTGCGCCTGCAGCAAAGGCAATCATACCTGCACCAAGCAAGGCAATTGCCCCCGCTCCTTGTGATCCATAAGCTACAACTGTGGGGAGTACTCCTGCAACAAGCGTTAGTGCTACGGACGCTAATAATGCACCTACCCCTACCAGGGCGATTGCCGCGCCAAAAGCTATAAATCCCACTGCACCAGCTGTAAGTGCTGGGCCTAAAGCTGCGGCCCCTACCGCAAATAAAGCGACTACAGCGACCAGTCCAAGTAAAGCGACTGCCGCCATAGGGCCTGCCTGTGCAAGTTGGATGGCAGAATATACCAATAGGCCGATTCCGGCCGTAATGAGTAGGACTCCTGCCCCCATAGCAAGAAATGCAACTGCAGATTTCATAACCCCACCTGCGCTTGTCGTGCTGGCTGTTCCGACCGTCTTTTGTGCTCCGGCAATCCCAAACAGTTTTCCTGCAATTGCTCCGATGCCTTTTCCTGCCAGGCTGGTAATTCCCTTGGCAAAAAGCCCTAGCCCGGGTGCAATGGATTTCACTACTTTAAACCCTTTGTACGCTATTAACAGTTGGGGGAGCTTAGAAAGCACCTTTGCAATTATATCTGAATGGTCTTCCAAGAACCCAGCAAACCTTTTTAATGCGCCCGCAGCTTTTTCCACAGTTCCAGAAAATTTATCAACACTGTCATCAGAGCCGAATTTCCCCGTAAGTTTTCCAAGGCTATCCCCGATTGCGCCAAAAGCGTCCCCAAACGCGTCTTTGACTTTGATTGCACTATCTTTAAATGCATCCCAGTAAGGGGTCACTTTAGTAACCATAGCCGTAACTTTCCCCGCTAAAGCATCTTCGTTTATGGAATCAAAAGAATCAGTTATCTTGCTGATGGCCTTGATCCCCACACCAGATAGAACATCAAAAGCAGGTTGAAGTTTATTCTGCATAGTCTCCTTTAATCCATCAGCTGCTTCACTTACTTTCTTGTACTGCGTCGCAAGCTCTGAGAAATGTGCATTTGTTCCGGTCTTCTCTATCGCATCAAAGAAATCCTCTGTTGCAATCTTTCCATCCTGGACGTTCTTTACTAAATCTGATGTGGACATGCCCATTGTCTTCGCCACTTGTGAAATCCCAGAAGGGGTTTGTTCCAACATCAGCTTAAAGTCCTGCCAGGCTACGGTAGGTTTTGCAGCCATCTGTGTAGCCTGCTGACTCAATGTCTTCATGGCCTGTTTCGGATCGTCTGCTGCGGCCGCAAGACCACCGAAGCCTTTCACCAGGCTAGTGGTGTTTTTAGTTCCTACTGCGTCCAGCTGTGCGAAAGTGCTGGCCATATCGGATGAATTGTAAATAGTTTGCACAGCAAAATCGCTCAATTCCTTTTTTACAGATTTTATATCAGCCTCCGCATGACCGCTCATTCGCATGTTTCCCTCAAAAGTCTTCCATGTTGCACCAGCGCTACTCATATCCCCGATCAACCCGGTAAGACCGCCGCTAATGGCTGAAAAGGCTTTCTGTCCTGCACCCATCATGATTCCAAATCCAAGACCGCTTGTGAGCGTGCTTTTAAGGTTATTGGTGTATCCCATGGCACTTTTCATTGTTGACAAAAAGCCATTATCCGTTGCAGACAATATGGCCTTTACAGAGTAATCTCCCATTTTATGCCCCTCCTTTCTTCAATAATTTGCCGATGCCGGCAAACCGTTCAGCCGGCTTTTTCTCTTTCTTCTTTACCCTGGCTAAAACCTTGTCATAATCGAAAAACTTCTCGAAGCTATCATAAACAGGCTTTGTCTTGTATTTCCCGGCAGACTTCTGCGCCTGCACCTGGTAATTTAAAAATGCCTGCTCATGGCGCTTGTATTCTTCATCCACCATTCGCAAGCTGTGTGCTTCTATCAGTAACTCATATTCTGGAATCGTCAGCTGATCCACCTCTGTAAGGCTCTTAAAACCGAAATACCGAAAACAGGTTATTGCCACATCGTGGTACAACTCTCCAATGTTTACAGTCCTGCTTTCTCCCTTTCTGCTTCTGCCCTCTCCAATAGCTCCAACGTCACCTTCTTGGTAACATTTGCTTTCGATAAAAAACCCTTTACATCCTCAAATAAAGCATCAATGTCGGTGTTTTCGTCTTCTACAAAAGCATCCAAAGCCGCTTTTGTCAGACGCGGGGTCTGGCCTTTGTTTGCCAGTTCCAGCACATCAACCACAGCCTTGGGGTCTCCGTCGATAACACCTGCTACAGCATACCGCAAGCCCATGTCCTGTTTTACACCTGTAGCTCCATCAACTATAGCCGATACTTTCTTATCAATCTCTCGTAAAAACCCCATTCCGAAATTGAACTGATATACTTCTCCATTAATTGTTAGGTCAAACATTTAATCTTCCTCCATGTATTTAATAGTTTCCTACAATGGCCGAATCCACGACCCCCGTTCCTACTATGGCCGATTCAGTCGGGGGTATTATTCCCCCGACGTGTCTTTAGTGGTATCCTTAAATACCAGATCGGCAATGGCCTGCTGATCATCTGTTACGGTCGCATAGCCGTCAACCCCTGTGCCCTCAATGGCGAACTCAAGAGCAACCTCAGCATGATCCTCACTGTTGGATGTCAACTCATAGCTAGTGGCGTACCCATTATAATATGTAGCCGCAAACTTGCCCTCATTTGTATCCTCACCCGGATCATCAAGATTTACTTCCCAAATCTCCAGCTTGTCCCCGCCATTTACTGCTGCTTTTATTTTCTTAGCAATTTCATCATTCTCACTGGCAAAAATTGCCGTTGCTTTGATTTCCGTTTCCGCATCCTTGGGCACTCTGATCACGCCGCTCTTTGTAGAAACAGTATCAGAATCCCTTGAAATGGATGTGCTATTTTCTGTTGTGAATGCCATTGCCATCGCATCATTCGTCTTTGCCTCTGACAGAAGACGATATAAATATGCAATTCTTTTTCCCTGTATAACTGCCATTTGTCTACCTCCTATATGTCAAATTCTAAATGTACCATGCACCGCCAGATTGGTGGTGATACGGTTCTGTCTTGTATTACTCTGATAGTGGAATCACTAACCCTCATGGATATTTTGTACCCAAAAGCCTCTTTTAGCTGCATTGCCTGTGTGAAAAGTGAGCCTCCTGCTTGAGATATATCTTTCCGTTTATCCTCAGCATCCCAAAGATTAAGATCTACCGCTGTTCTTGCAAAGGCTCCGTTTTTCGTCCCCGTGAAACTGGACAAGAAGTCCTCAAAGTCTGCAAAGGGATATCCCACCTCCGTCATGGGGCGGCTCTCATAGACTTCTCCGCCCACCAGAGGGGATACAATCTGCCATAGCTTGTCATGTATGGCCTGTTCTGCTGTCTTGTCCATATCCACCTCCTATTTTATAAGCTTTTTCATGTTTGTCTGAAATTCCTTTTCAGCTTTTTCAAGTGCCGGTCGCATGTACGGTTGTGCCTTCATGTAGCGAGTGCCATATTCCACATATGCGGCGTACTCAGCTGTAGCTTCCACCTTGGCAGTCAAGCCTCCGTCTGTTAGTTCTGGACCGGTTATGCTTCGTTTAAGTGTCCCCCCGTTGACTGGTGCAACAGGCACTATCCTCTCAGCTTCCTTTTGCAGTGTTGTCCCACTCTTCTTTACCACCTGCTTCACAGCTCCGAGTGAAATGTTCTCCTTGAGCTGCTTCTCCAACTTCTCAATCCCAACCACTTTAATATCAGCCATTCTGCATCACCACTAAACTCTGCGTATCACTAGGAAGCCTCTCTGTGTCCGTGTGATAGCTTTTGCCGTCTATCTCTATATAATCATAGGGTGCCTTATAAACTCTCTGCAAACGGACAACAAGCCGGTTGGCTTTCACATCGCCGAACACGGCCTGCTGGCGTTCTGCGCCCATATGGGTTACATTCGCATATTTCTTTGTACGGACGGGCTCTCCCTGGATCCACTCCCCCGCTACCGGATCATAATGTTTATCGGTTTCTTTTACAAAAGATATTGGCACGTCATATCTCATATAAACTTTACCACTCCTCTCTTGTTGTTCTCCTGTGTGCTAATCCATGCCTGAATAGCAGCCAGGTACGGGGCAATATCGTCCCCGTATGTGATACTCTCTCCCTCCTGGCTGTAGCTGGACATACCTTCGTTGCCAATCCGGTTAAACCGTACAATCGCAAGCTCAGTCACGATGTACTGCAATGGATCCGGTACTGTTACTGTACCCTCTGGCAAATAAGCAAGGATCTGTTTTTCAGCATTGCTGATAATCAGGCTGAGCTTTTCATCCATATCGTTATCCGTAATGTCCAGTAGGATCTTTACATCCTCAATGGTAGCCATTTAATCACCGCCTTGCTGGTTTAAAAACTCACCGATTATATCATCTTTCTTCGCCTTCGTTATGCCGTAGCCAAGACTACCAGCAAGAGCCTTAATACCCGCTATAGTCATGGACTCTAGGTTTTCTGCTGTATAGCTAGGCTGGGTTGGCAGGCTACGGCCCGTTATTCCCCCGAGCCACCGTCAGCTGCTATCTTAATACATTTGGTTTCATCCACCAGAGCAACAACATAGTGCTGGTCAGCGTTGAACTTAGTAAGTTTATGGTCAATATCACGCTCTTTCTCAGCCGTCACAGAGCGCTTCAGGAATGTCTTTAAAGCACCTGTCTTTACTGCCAGTCCAGTACCATCCGTGATTTTCTTAGAGCGGGCAACCTCCCACCCCAGTACTTCGCCAAAAGCACCACTAATCAGAATGTTGTCTCCTAATTCACTAGCTCTTGTCCAGTTCTCGGCAGCCGCCTTACGCAGTTTAGCCGCATCTTTGTAGGACAGGAACAATACGCCCACAGAACCGGAATCCTCATCCTCAATAGCGTCCGGAGCATCCTCGAAAGTTGCTTCAAGCTGATCAATCAGGTCAAGGTCAATTGCATGTGATACAGACAGTGTGGTTGTCTGGGCAGCCGCAACAATATCGTTGTCCACCTTAGATGCAATTGACATTCTCACCTGTCTCTGTGCTTCCCCTACCGGATCACCGTATCCGCTAAGTACAGCCTCATCTGTCAGCTTTACACCCTTACCAGCCTTTTTGATTGTGTACTTAGCATCCTCGGTCTCAAGCATGCTATAGTCAATAGCGGCTCCCTCAGCCACATCCGCAGCGTCACCGATGTATTTAAACTTCGGTACCGTGATTGTGGATCCAGGTCTGCCCTCCAAAGTCGTATCGATTGGAGCGATACCTGAAAATTTAATAGCTTTCGGAAGCTGCGCAGAAATCATCTGCCCCATGACTTCCGGATCAACCATCTGTGCAAGTGTAGTCAATTCGTCTGCAAATAACTGCAGTGTTTTAAATACTTTATATTTCATATCTTCTATTCCTCCATTGCTTTTTTGTACCCTTCCGGGTTCTTAGTTTTATATGCCAGTACATCCTTATAGGACATTTTGGCAAGTTCCTCACGGGTCAGCTGCTTTCCTTCATTGGTAGCAACCTTAGGAGTTTTCCCCTTACTCCGCTCCTTTTCGGTAGACTTAACAATCCCATTTTTTACCTCAATGAATTTCTCAATCTTTTCATTAGTGCTCTCAGCATCATCGCCAACAACAAAATCAAGGATTTCATCTGTCACATCAATGTCAGCAGCCTTTAAGGCCTTGGATGCAACTTTAGACAATTCCATCCGGGCCACCTTACGCTTTAGTTCTTCCAGCTCGGAATCGGATTTATGCTTTCTCTGTTCCTCTGTCATGTTTTCCAGCTTTTCAGCCTCGGATTGACTTGGCTTCTTTTCCTTTAAGACTTTCTGAACTTCTCTGGCAACAATGGCCCCCAGCTCCTTCTTTGTGTAGAGCCTGCCATCGCCCTTTCCTTTCTTGTCTGCCTTTTCGTTCTCTTCCTCTTCGTCCTCACCGTCCTCAGGGTCATCGTCCGGATCCTCTTCTTCGTCCTCAGTATCATCCTCTGCAAATAGCTGTAAGGACGCTTTCTCAAAGATTCTTGATTCCCCATAGTGATTATTCATATACTTCATTTTCTTTTCCTCCATCTGGTTTTTAATGGTCTATCGTACAATGCCCGCCGGCCCAATCCATTTATTTAATGTCTAACGGAAAAAAGACAAAGTTTATACAATCCGGACGTAATCCGGATAGGCATCCACAATACCGCAGATACCAATAAAAAAAGAATCTACCAGAGTTCGCGACTTCTCCGATAAATCCTTAATTTTTAAAATAAATACTCCTGGGGCAATCGTATAATCTGGGGTATCATCCGTCAGATTATCTATGGAAGCTGCCAAGGCCTGTACGTGGGTTGTTACCGCAGAACACACAATGTCCTGCCCCGGTGGAGCATACCCTGCATGCCCGATTACTGATATGCTGTCCTTTTGGACATTTACTTCAATCAATTTATCATTCCTCCTCTCACTTCAACTGCCTCATATGTTTTACGAAAAGTATCCGGCTTGCATGGATACAGCTCCCCGTTCACACCACGAATAATGTAATCACCAATCCTTGCATGCATCTTACCCTCCAGCGTGTCAATCGTGCAGCCATAGACATGCGCATGTCCGTCTTTTAAAGCACGATCCAATATTGCTTTCTCATTCTGTAATGCCTGCGCAAACCAATCAGGAGCGTTAATTTCAGAGTCGGCTCCTTTAAAACAGAACGCTTCCACCACTACAGGCTTTTTCCGGAATTTCATTGTCTTCACCATCCTTTCTCTTAAAATTGGATATAAAAATAGCACCGGTCATTATCGACTGATGCTATCTAATACCACATTACTAATTTTTCATCTGGCATATCCTTTTCCTTGGCCAGCTCGTATAAAGTCGTTTGTGCGTGGTGAACGTGATTTTTACACCATTCATACCCCTCTGGCAAGGAATATCCCTCCAGCTCCCCAGAAACTAAATTTACTACGATATGACCGCGCTGTTCGCTGTCTTCCGGAATAATATCGCACTCTACCGTAGCGCTATTCTTTTTTAAATTTTTTAATCTTACCATAGAACTCGCTTGCCTCCTTATCGTAATTATATTTAGCAGTGGCCTGATTATGCGCTTCGTCTTGGGATAGGCCCTGCTCTATCAGCTTTCTCTCCATTATCTCATGGATTATTAAAGTCAAATCGTGGGATTCTGGTTTTCCGTCTATAAGACGTTGCCACGATTCTGCGATCATATAATCCGGATCGAACTGTTTAACGCCGTTATCCCCCAAATCATGCTCATCAACAAACAGATAATTCTTAATTGCCCGGATCTCTTCCTTTGAGTATCCTGTATTCTTTGCAATCCTTGAGACATCCGTAGTCATCTTCCTGACTGATCCATAATACTTTTTAGCATGTACATCCGCAGCCTTTCCATATGGATTTCTTGCACCACTTACCGCTCCTGATATTATCTTACCACTTTTCATCGACTTTACAACACTTTTTGCTTTAATCTTCTCCCATTCTTCCGTAGTTCCGCCCTTGCCCAAAAAATCCAGCCACTTGTCGAATTCTTCCTTGTCCATGTGTGCTGCAGTACTGCAGCGGCAATGTGGATGGATGGGAGATGCATTCTCCCCGGGCAGCATCTTTTTAACATCGAATACTTTCCCGTCCAGCGCCTGGCATATGGGACAAGCGGTAGGTTCAGCAATGAATTCGTACTGATCATAGCCGTTTCTCTCATAGGACTGCTTCTGGGCTTCTGTCTGTACCCTGGCAAGCTCTGTCTGCATAAGTCTCTCCGCATTATTCCGGCTCACTCCAAACACTTTAGAGATATGCCTTGCCAGCTCCCTGGGATTTCTCCCTTGTATCAGACCAATTTTTAGCTGACTGGACAATTCTGCTTTCAACATATCCTGGTACATCCATATCCGGTCAGAGAACTTTGCATTCTGGTAAGAGGCATTCACGATGGAATGTGCTGTCTTTTCGTTGTTCAGAACCGACTTGCCAAGGATTCCAGCTTGGCGCTTGAACTCTGCCAATGTCCGATCTGTCAGCGTGGTGTCAAAATACTTCTGCAATTCGTCAAAACCATCCACCAGCTCAAGACCAATGTTCGCTTTTAAGAGTTCCAATCGGTTAATCTTCATGGTGGCGTTGTACAACCGCATCTCTTCATTGGCTTCTTTCGTGAAGGTTTTATCCTTTACATACCGCTTAGCCTTTCGCCCGTAAGCATCGATATCAAGCTGACTAACACGCTTCTTTGCCTCGCTTAAGGTTATCCCCTCTTTAGTAGCATAACGGGCATAAAAGCCATTGATCTCTTTCTGGATATTATCCAGCATGTAATCATAGGTCTCTTTGATTTTTTTATTGTACACCAGCTCGTCTTTGATATTTTTACGAAGCTGTTCCGCTTCTCTCTGGCTCCAGTATGTCCTGCTGTCCATCTCTCAACCTCTCCAATAAATCGTTGCCTGTAGCTGTTTCCTGCGCTTTCTCGTGTTCCTTTTCCATCTTCTTAATCTCATCGGATGCATTCCCCACAACGCTTAAAACAGATAGCTGGGTCTCCTGGGAAGTAATACCGTCAAGGGCCTGTGCTGTCTGTGCTTCCTCCAGCAGATTCTTGGGGATGTTTCTGGTTGTCTTGTAATCAATATCCTTCCAGGCATCCGGATCCGGAACATTCGTAGGCAGGGAACAGAATAATTTATATCTGGCAGACATGCTTTTTATCATCTTTCGGTCAGCAGTAAGTGCCAGATTGCTCATAGCCTGCAACTTGTAGGCTAGTGCAGTACCAGAAGCCTGCCCAAAGTTCTCATCAGAAATGTTTGCCACCATACTTGTCTGATAGATCAGCTTTTCCAGTCTGTCCAGTAGGTTCTCCTGGGAGCCATCTGCCGTAGGCTTTTGCAGGAACTGTACAACAATATCTTTTGCATCATCAGTACCGTACAGATTGATGATCCGGTTATCCCGGATCCTGTATATTCCGTCATCGTCAAGTTCTGCTCCCAAAATCGCAAGATAGGCCTCCGCAAAAGAGTCAACATCATTGGCTTTCTCACCGATTGTCTTGTTATAGACCTCTGTCATGCCGGCAATGCCTTCAAACAAACTGATGCGTTCCTGGTTCAGTGCATACTCAATCATTGGCAGCCGGCCGTAAGGATTTATTATGCCCTCATTCATCGTGCTTCCAGTGAACTCATAAAACTCATCCCGTGTCATGACCTCTCCGACTCTGATTGTACCGTTACCTTTGTATCCATATCTCACCTCAAACATGGCTCTTCTCTGAACTGTATCATCATACACGATGAAGCCATGTTTAGGCTTAACCGTTGCGATCCTCGTCTGGCTTTCTTCATCCTGATAAAGGTACTCATAAGCATGGCCATAAATGCAGGCCTGCTTCTCTAGCTCAAAGTCATGGTCTCCCATGTCATTGCTCTGGTCAAACTCTTTAATCGCTTCGTCAATATTCTCTTTTGGATGCGACCGCTTCACCGGAACACCGTATGCATACCCCAAGAAGGTATCTGTGATGTACCTGGGAAAATTCACGGCCAGTCTATTATCCGGTTTCCACGATTCCTTTTCCGGAAGGTTGAATACATCGTGAAATCCCTTATAGAGATTTTCCAGGTACTTATACCTCGGCAGCCGCTCCTCGTGCTTGTCTATGTACTTATGCACCAGGGAGATATCTATCACTGCATCCGCATCACAGATCAGTGGTTCCGGCAACTTATACGGCCGCCTGCTGTTCATACGTGTAACTTTTGCATCGCTCATTTATATCCCTCCTCGAAATGTTTTTAACTTAACTTTGTGGTTCCGGCTGTATGGCTCAAGTCCATATCGCATGGCATCCATAAGGTGATTGAAGTCATCTATCGGAACATTTAATTTCTTTCCGAATTTGTCCTTGTCCCATGTGTAGATGCTTATCTCAGTCAGGAAGTTCACGCATCTTGGATGTATAATAATCTCAAAATCCTGAATAAACTGAATCCCATTATTGATGGAGTCCTTGCCCTTCTCAGCAGGCCTTACCCGCAAGCCTAATTCTTTCAGGTCATCAATGGACTTTGGCTCAGCGGAGTCAGCAATAATTTTCTCTTTGCTGTACCCCATAACAGAGATGTTCTCGGAAATTTTCTTGTTACTCAAACCTTTTTTGTACATTTCATCCCACACAAAAAGCTTCTTGTTTTTCTTGTCAATGAAACCCACAAAAAGAGCACTAGGATCATTTGTGTAACCGAAATCTAATCCCAGTGCTGATTCTAATTCGTATTTACTTCGTACTTCTGATAGCGTATATTCCTGCTCCCGCCAGTTTTCATATACCAGGCCTTCAACTATACCCCAGCCGCCTAAACCTGCAACAGCGTACCGCCTGGGGTTGTTCTTCCGCATTCTCTCAAATACCCTTAAGTCAGCTTTGTCCAGCCACTCATTACACCTGTAATTTGTGGTAATGGCCAGTATATCCGGATCTGGAGGAGCATCAAAGAATCTTTTCTTCAACCAGTGATGCTCATTCCAGGGATTGAAAGTCAGCGTAATCTGCTTAAACAGATTATCAGAGCACTCACCACGGATGGATTCATCCAGCATATCAAAATCAGATTCATTCATGATCTCGTATGCCTCTTCTATCCACATCCAGCAAAGATAACCAACGTCTACGGTAATGGATGTAACCTTCAGTGGATCATCCAAGCCCCGGAAATATATCTTCTGTCCGGTTGGCTTATATACGGCTTCCAATGGTGATTCCTTGAAATTCCATAAGTGATCTACCTGCAGCCGGTGCACCGCCCACTTTAATTCCGTAAAGCAGGAATCATGCAGCGTTCTGTATGTCTTCCTGACAACCAGTGTATTCGCCCCTGGGCACTTCATCATGTTGTAGATGTACCAGAGAGCCGTGGTCTTCGACTTCTTAGATGCACGGGACCCCTTGCAGCACCTGTACCTGCCTTTGAAGTTCCAGAATGTCTTATACCCTTTTCCGATTATGGCGAGGAGAAATATCTTGATAACCTTCTCATTCTTCAATATCCTCTTCCCCTTCATAGAACACCGGAAGATTCAGGTTCACATTCAGCTTATCATTCCACATGCCAAGGTGCTTACCCAGCAACTCAAGTGCTTTCAGTTTGGATGCAACTTTCACTTCTCTCTCTGTACTGGATCCGGTGTCGCTGTCTGATTGTTTGACCTTGACCGATTCAATGCATGCAAGATCATCGTCGGTAGCATTGCTTCGGATAGAGCCGTCTTTCGGATCCACAAGCTCACCCATATTCACAAAGGCAACTCGTGCCAGTTCCTGGACAACTCTGTCCTGGTTGATTCCAGTTCTTTTTGACCGTTCAGCCATTTTCTTTGCGATGGCATCCGAAATGTTGAGTTTTGCTAAGTTTTGACATCCTATGTCTTTCGCTGTCCCCGGAGAATATCCTGCTCTTATGGCTGCCTGAGTAGCGTTCAAGTCTATCAAATATTCTTCTACGAATCTCTGCTGTTTTGCTGTTAACTTTGCCATCAGGCTCACCTCACCTTCATTTTTTGCAATAAAAAAGGCACCCTTTTAAAGAGTGCCCGCAAATTTATACAATTTTAGATACTATCATTGTAACACGGTCAACCGGACATGTCAATGACACGTTTTTGACAAATATAAATTTCTTACTCAAGCATAATTGCATCGGAACCAAATAAATACACTCCCAATATGCCTGTAAGTTCAGTAACCCAGCGCCTCACAGTTCTCTCGCCGTATCCATATACTTTTTCGACGTTCTCATAAGTCATTTCGTCCAAATAAAAATATTTAAAAGCCAAATATTTCTCAGGAGTTCCCTTTTGATACTCTTCCTCTTCCAAAAGTTTTAGACATTTGTCAATATGTGCTATCATGACAATGCTTCGCAACTTGCTTTTGAGGATGCTGTTTATGTAGATGTCCTCTTCTGTAAACTCCTCCAGTTCAATACTGTTGTCCATATCAGATATCTCAGACACACCCTCCCGGACGCTCTGGCATATCCGATTATAGTTTTCCATAAGCTTTTTGGCATTTTGAAAAACATGAACCCTTTTATTCTTTTTCTGCTCTTTTTCAAATTCCCGGACGGCATCTAAAGCAGCCGCCCTTACCAACTGTTCTGCTGTCTCTTTATTCACCCGCATCATCCTCTTTTCTAAAAATCTGCTCTGCCTGGGCCCTGATCAATGCCTTTGCCGCTGAAGACAGTCTGCTCTTCTGATAAGCTGGACGCTTCATCCACTCCCTGGCATTTTTGTCTGTGTTTTTCGACATGTCTTTCATTTCCGTTTTTCGGACATCAGCGGCCTTGCGCTTCGCCCTCTTCATTTTCTCTACACTCATAATACCTCCTTATGCCGCCTGCCTGCGGATGCTTCGCAAAGTATCCTTAGTGGACTCTGCATAATACTTGCTGGTAGTAGTAGGGCTGTTGTGTCCCAGCACCTCCTGGATAATCCCGATATCGTAACCTTTGTTCTTAAGTGTCATTCCCAGCGTTTTTCTTAACTTATGTGGATATACCCTAACAGTCATGCCCTGTCTCTCGGCAATATTCTTCAATACTGTCCTGATTCCGCATGGTGACATTTTACCGTGTGGGTTCCTGGTGCTTACGATCAGCCCCGGTGCTTTGTCTGTCCGCTCGTCCAGGTACTCACGGAGGTAGTACATAGCCACATCATCTAGGTAGGCTGGTGTATGCTTTCCTCCCTTTTCCCGGCGTACCCAGACATCCCCCGTCCTAAAATCTACATCCGAAATATCTATGTTGCAGAACTCTCCGACACGCAACCCTGTACTCCGCAGCACCTCTATAATCGCCCGGTCCCTTTTGGTCTTGCATCCCTCTCGCAGGACTTCCATGTCGGCCGGCTCAAAGAAATCTATCGGCTTCCTATCCTCACGTTTCTTTTCGGTACTTTCCACCGGATTGTCATATATCAACTTCTGTTGCCGCATCCAGCTGAAGAACGCTGACAAATATCTGCGCTCGTTGTTGATTGTACTATTCAAGTTGCGCTTTCCCGTAGTTGCAACGTTGCGTGTCTCATACCACCGGAGATAGTACGCAATGTCAATGTCCGTCATATCTGTCAGAGCCTTGTCCACCTGTGTCAGAAGTTTCTTAACGGCATTAAGATAATTGTACTTCGTCTCTTCCCGAAGAGCCTCTTTCTTGATGCAGAATAGCTGTATAACATACTTGTTCTGCTCATCTATAGTTCGCGTAACTTCTGCCGGCAGGGTTGTTATTTCCTCCATATTGACCCGTACAAACTGCTCCTCCACTACTTTTTTGAGAATATCCAGTATCGCTGCATCCATATACTGACTCATTGCTACTAAGATTGAATCGCGCATCTGTGATTTAATTGCCTGTGTATTTGCCATAATAATCCTCCTTGTATCCCAAGGACTGCTATGGTATACTGTCCTTAGGTAAGTGAGCAGTAGATAGTGTCTTCCCGGACGGTCTACTGCTTGTTTTATTGTCAACGTTCACTCACCCATTTCTACCGGCTCCCTACTTCCGGTTACTCTTCACACCAATCTGGCTCTACTGGGTAGAGACTGTACTCTTCCCCGTCAACCGTGTATTCAATCTCGCACCTATCTACTTCCATACCGTCCAACACATCCCGATGGGATTCTGGCAACGCCTTCCGAATAGCGTGGGGCGCATTCCTACGGAATTTATCTTTACTGAATTTCATTAATGTCTCCTTTCTCTAAACGCTGATTTACTGACTAAGCCTTACCCTTACATATTGGGCATTTTCTCTTGCCATATTCTTTATTTTTTTTCGCTTTCAAATTTGCACTGTTTCTAGAGCCTTACATATTCTATTATAGAGGTGATATCATGAATATTTATGATTGTGGGGATAACCCATTTGTTACAAATCTCAAAAGAGAAACTTTTTTTAACAATAATTTTCGTACCACCAGATGGACAGGTGCAAACCTTCAACTTACTTTAATGTGTATACCTCCAAATTCTGAAATCGGATTAGAAATGCATCCCCATCTTGATCAATTTCTTTATATTGAATGCGGTGGTGGACTCATGATGATGGGCAATCAAAAGGATTATCTTAAATATCAGTATAACGTTTCTAGTCAATCAGCCATTATTATTCCTGCCGGAACATGGCACAATCTAAAGAACAATGGATGTTGTGATTTAAAACTTTTTTCTATCTATGCTCCTCCACAGCATCCATTCGGCACAGTTCATCACACAAAATTTGATTCAGACAACTCTGGATACTAATCTTTCTGGCGCATCACTTTTTATTTTGATGCGCTAATTAATAGCCACTCTTGTCCTGGTCTTGTTTTCATTTCTTCAAATCAGCTAACTGGCGGTTTACTTCATGAAGAAGGTCCACCTGGTTTTACTTCTTCTATCTCCAAACAAAGGCTGCCTTTCAAATACCTTTAGCACCTCCGCTGTTTTAATTTGGTCCTCATTCCATTTAAAGACCAATACTCCGCCCGGTTTCAAAACCCTCATGCATTCATCGAATCCAGCTTTTAAATACGGTTTCCATTCCTTTGGCAATACTCCATACTTCTTGGCCAGCCATGAATCTGCACCCGCGCTTATAAGATGCGGCGGGTCAAACACTACCAACCCGTATGTATTGTCAGGAAACGGCATGTTTTTAAAATCTGCTACAATATCCGGTTTCACTATGAGTTTTCTACCATCACATAAGATGTCGTTTTCCTCTCGGTTGTCCATGAATATCACAAATGGATTATCTTTGTCATACCAGAACATCTTGCTCCCACAGCAAGCATCTAATATAGGCTCCATCTCTACCTCTTTCCCCGGCTCAGCAGCCGGACGCTCCAACTCTTTCTTCTTGTTCTTCCGCTGAATCTTCCACAATAGTCTGTATGTTTTCAAGTACGAAATCTATCTCCTCTTCCGTTTTACAGTGCGAAAACAAATCATCAAAAAATATCCTCATATCCAAATCATTAACATAAATGTGTCCGTTTTCTTTTCTTCCTACCATAATTCCTCCTATAATGGCTTGTACGGTTCCGGCAGTGGCATCCAGGCAACAACCTCTCCGCTGTCTGCCCATAAGCTAAAACCTGTTTTGCTTTCTCTATTTCCATTTTTCCTCCTAAATTTCAGTTTAATAGATTAAATTTCCACATAAAAAAACTACCAGCTCAACACTGATAGTTAGTAGTTTCATAAATTATTCACTTATTTTTCCCGTCTCAAAATTTCTTTTGGCGGCTCTATTTCATTTGCAAGTGTATGTTCGGTAAGTTCCGAAAGAAGTCTAAGCTTTTGATTTACAATCGGTCGCATACAATTTGGTAAGTGTTCTTGATGCGCTCTGTGAATAGCTACACATTCTTTACAATTACCATGATATCTGCAAGCCTTTTTGCATGAGCAATGATCTTTTTCTTTATATTCTTCTCGGAATTTTGCCGCAAATTCTTCTTGAATCTTCAAACCCTCTGCTCTGTTTCCTTGATGAAAAGCTTTCATAGCTTCTTTCTCTATTTCATTTCCATCTATAATCATAACAACTTCACCTCTACAAATCTCTTTTGATTATAATTTTAACTCAAATTCTACCAACTATCAATATTAAGTTTTCAATGTACGATAATCTACAAAATTCTAATTTTAATCATTATCCCGGATTGTCATCTCAATGCCGATCTCATCCTTAATCAGCTTCACATAATCGTCCCAGGATGCCATATCATCAACCAGGCAATCCGCTTTCAGGTTCAGCCTGTCAATGAACCGCTTGCACCGTGCCTGCCCGAAACCGAACTCATCATGAAGCGTTGCCACAGCGATAGTCAGCATGGTGTCAAGCGTCCGCACCTTTATTTTCTCGCAGGCCTTGTCCAGTTCTTTCTTGGACAGTATCGTATTTATCCCGGTGATATTCCGGAAGTGGATTTCTTTTTCCAGTTCTTCCAGACCGTCTTTCTTCACAATATCTCTGGCTAACAGCATTCCCGCCGCACGTCCAGAAGTATAATCATCTACTTTTCCCATATGTCTCACTCCCTCCATATCTTTCCGAAGCACTCCGCGTGGAAGAAGATATCCGTCTTCCTCTTCGTTCGAACATATTCGACCTTGGACAGATCATCTGAATCTCGTATCTCTTCTCCGCATCCAGGACAGGTAACTTCTGTATCCCAGTACTTTGCTAATATTTTTTGCTTTGCTGCATCTGTCATCTGGCTTCCTCCTTTATCCGTTTTATCCTTGCCTTCAGGCTCTGCATCAGGCTTTCCTGCGTGGCATCTTTATTTTCTAAACGCTGTATGACATCTTCATCAACAGTCCCTAAAGTAATTAGTCTATGGATAATCACACCTTTTTTCTGGCCCTGCCTGTACAGCCTTGCATTTGCCTGCTGATACAGTTCCAGGCTCCAGTTCAGTCCATACCAGACTATGATGTGCCCCCCGGCCTGCAGGTTTAAGCCATGCCCCATACTGGCAGGCTGTGCCAGCAGTAACTGAATTCTTCCGTCATTCCATGACCGGATGTCTGATTGCCCCTTTAGTGTCTGGGGATCATACTTTTTGAATTTCCGCATCAGCTGATCATAGTCGTGTCGGTAATTATAAAATATCAGGACAGGCTGTCCATTTGCGGTATCCAGTATCTCCTCCAGTGCCTCCAGCTTTCTCTGATGGATCTCTACGGGATCCCCCATATCTGAATAAACACTGCCATTTGCCATCTGCAGCAGCTTGTTATAAACTGTTGCGGCTGTCAGCGCCGTAATCTGCAGACCATCTACCTCCATCAATTTTTCTCTTTCCAATTCCTTGTAAGTAGCCATCTCTGGTCCGGATAATCTGACAGGGATGTCATTCACCGTAAGCTCCGGCATCTTTAAATAATCCCCCGCCTTCATGGAAATACAGATATCAGCAATCCTGTTTTGTATGGCGTCCCCGGCTCCTGTTTTTAATTCATAGGTATACACTACATGGCCATTTGATTTCCCTGGATAAAAGTACCGGTCCCTATAGCTGGATATGGTCTTTCCCAGCCGTTCGCCTCTGTCTATCAGATACATCTGGGGCCAGAGATCCAATAATCCGTTGGGCGTGGGAGTCCCAGTCAGGCCTACAAAACGTTTTATCAGGGGGCGTACCCGCTTCAGCGCCTTAAACCGTTTTGCTTTATTGGACTTGAAGCTGGACAGCTCATCCACGACCACCATGTCGAAGGGCCAGTCCTTTCTGTACTGCTCCACCAGCCATACAACATTTTCCCGGTTGATCACATAGATGTCTGCCTCCGTCTGCAATGCTTCTATCCGATCCTTTTGTGTTCCCAGCACTCTGGATATTTTTAAGTGCTGTAGGTGATCCCATTTTTCTGTTTCGGTCGTCCAGGTGTCCTCTGCTACTCTTTTAGGCGCTATCACCAGCACCCGGCTGACCTCAAATCTATCAAACATCAGTTCATCAATGGCGGTCAGTGTGGTCACTGTTTTTCCAAGACCCATATCCAGAAATAAACCCGTTTCCGGAAGCTCTATGATTTTTTCACTTGCATATTCCTGGTAATCATGCGGCCGGTATTTCATGCTTCAGCTCCTCTATGAATTTTTTTGCCTGATCCATCCCTTTCACCAGGTAGAACCTGCAGCCCATCTTTGTGAACCGTTCTCTCTGCCATTTCTGAATATTTGACATTCTTCCGATTTCCGTCTTCAGCTCTACAAAATATATTTTTCCTCCGGGGAAGATATAAATCCGATCCGGAACCCCCGGATTGTTTGGGGATACAAACTTGAAAGACATTCCTCCAAGTTCTCTGATTTTTTTATTCAGCCAGGCTTCTATATCTTTTTCTAGCATTTCAAACCTCCAAGCACCAGAAATACCCCTGGTATGTAGTGTGAAGACGAACACCTAAAATCTTTCTGGTTTCTTTTAGCTCTGTCTTCGTGAAACCCATCTTTCTGGCTTCCCCTCGTATATCATCTATTGGCATATCACCTTTATTCATCAATTCTTTTCTCAGCCGGCTTGCACACTGATCATTCATTTCGGCTATTCTCCTTTCTGGGGCTATGGGACAATGTGACACTCTCGCGCGTTATGACGCATATATTGCGTGATATTACGTTATATATCCTATATTTCTATTATTTTATATCTATAGGGGTTTTAGACTGTCCCAGTTGTCCCAACAAGCCTTAATCCCTTGTGGCTACTTGCTTTTTATCGGGACAACCACTGGGACAACTATGGGACAAGTTCATTTTTAGGTTGTCCCACCTGTATTGGAGGTTGTCCCAAAATTGGAGGTTGTCCCGGGGGTTGTCCCGGGTTGTCCCGGGGGTTGTCCCACTCTTTTATACACTCTCTGCCTTCCATATACCGCACCGAGACGCTCTCTTTCTCCGGAATAGACCCAGCCTTCCATTCTCGTCATGATCTTTTTTATAATGTAAGTGTCCTTGGTTTCCATTCTCGTCAGGTTATACCCAAAGCATTCACACCATATCTCCTGAGGGCTGATGAACTCCCGTTTTAAAGGTGTATCGGGTTTCGGGAATTCCGAATCATATAAAAAGTCCCTGCGTGCATCCAGATCACGGCTGTACCAGTCCTCCGGCAGCATGACATCCAGGTACTCTCTTACTTTCTCCTCCCGTGGATCCGCTATCATGGCAGCCTTCTGCTGCTTCAAGGCCTCGTCAGCTGCATCCCCGGATAAGATGAGGGTTTCTCCTTCTTCTATATACTGCTTTGCTTCTGCCCATATCTGGTCAACCTCATCGGATGTCAGATCCCACACCCTTTTATTTCCTATACGGGGTGTGTTGACAGGCCAGAACCGTCTTCCGCCTTCTACATCATTTAGATATCCTTCTTCTGCATTTGTGGTTCCTATTAAAATACACTGCCTTGGATGGGAGCTTACCCTGCGTCCGTAGGACGCTCTATATCGGTCATCCTGGGTAGTAATGAAGCTTCTGAGTGTCTTTACTCCTGCACTGCCCATTCCTGCCATTTCACCTATCTCTATGATCCAGTAACCCTGCAACTTTTCTGCAGCGGTCTTGTCTTTCGTGTCACCCAGGTTCAGGCTGTCTGAAAACCACTCTCCTCCTATTTTGGATATCAGAGTGCTCTTTCCTATCCCTTGAGGACCACAGAGAACCAGTACTGTATCAAACTTGCATCCCGGATGCTTTACCCTGGTAATCGCTGCACAGAGCGTCTTTCTGGTCACTTGCCGGACATAAGGTGTGTTCTCCGCCCCCAGGTAATCTACAAGCAGGGTATCCACCCTCGGCACCTGATCCCAATCAGGAAGGCTGTCCAGGTATTCCCGCACCGGATGATAACTCCGGTCATCCGCCACCTTGGTGATTCCGGATAGTATCTTCGCCTTTGAAAACTCTGTATAGGCCTTTGCAAGATAAGCTTCCAGCTGGGCATCATCCGCATCCCTCCAGAACTTTCCCTGCTTCTTCCAGGGTATTCCTCCCCGAATTTCAAGGTTGTCTGCCATCTGGTTAAATACAATGGATTTAAGATCCGGATCATGCTCCATGATCAGCAGGATATTATTCAGGCTGTTCTTCATACTCCCTTTTTTATCCCACTCGATGTCTGTCATCCATCCATCACCGTCAGCGTCATCGGAAAAATCCATAAGAGCCTGTTGTTTTCTCTCCCTCCCCAGTGTCAGTTTGGTTTTGTCCTCATCCTGGAGGAACTCCATCATGGATTTGTAACTGGGTAGCTTGGTGCTTGGCGTATCTGGTGCAGCGTCTTCATCCTGCATTCCAAATTTATGGATCCTTACCAGATCAAAGGCATTGCAGAGCTTTCCGCCGGCCGGATCCGTTGCATGGTTGCTGTAGGCAAACTTATCATCATATAGTACCAGTCCTGCCGCTGTGCTGCCCTCTGCATAGGTATATCTTCCCGGTAATGCACAGGGTATGTATGTATCTGGCAGAAACCCCTGTATGGCTTCCTCTATGGTGTAGGACCTGCAGAAGGCCCCTATCAACCCCTTCTTTTCCGAAGGGTCCCCCTGCTTCTTTGCTGTTCTTTTCCGGTTTTCCACCGTTCGGCTGCTTTCCGGCCAATAACTTGTATCCATCCAGTCTGGATACTGTGACAGCACGCTGTCGGCTGACAGCCACGGTACATCTTCGTAGGTAAAGATATATTCCCCGTCAGATGCCACGCTCGGCCAGTACATGAGCCGGCTCGGCTGGTAGGTAGTATCGTCAAAGTAATCAATCCCGATTCCCTCTGCAATCTTCCTTGCGATTGCTTCATACTCGTCCGGTGATACTTCCCGATCCAATGGTATCAGAACCCTGAGCCTTGGTTTTTCCGGGCTGTGCTTATGGGTGGAGTACACTGCAAATCCACCGTCTATATATAAATACAGGGAATCCAGTAAATCCCCCGGTGCGAAATCTGCATCCAGCGTGATGATCTGCCTGGCAGCTACGCTGTCTGCTTTCCTGTGCCCATTCTTTAATGATCCGCCTACAAATCCGCCTACATCCTTGATATGATCCTGTTCAGCCTTGGGCAGATTTAGATACTCCACCAAACTCTCGGGTGTTCTTGTAGGGGTTTCCAGTTTAGCAAGAAGGGCAGACCACAGGATTTTTTTATTTTTCCAGTTCTTCTCCATCCGGCTTTTGCCTGTAGCAATGGAAAGAGAACCATCATGCTTTATTTTCTTTTTGTAATCCTCTATTGATGGAATCCCCATGTCTCGCCTCTCCTAATCCTTCTTATAAAAATCGGTCTCATAGCCGTCCCCCCTTAAGGGAAGCCCCGGTGCCCAGGGAATGGATTCTGCCATGATGTCTGTTATTTTTTTCAGGGCGCCCGTATCTTTCTTTGGCACATCACAGATAATTTCATCGTGTACATGCATGACGATTGAATATCCCGCTTGGCTGACTTGCTGCATTGTAACCGCCAGACAATCCCTTGCAGTGGCTTGTACGATATTTTCTACCAGTTTCCCGCCCCAGGTCTCCAATCTCCCCCAGCGCTTGCTCTGCTGTTCAATGCCTGCATAGGTAATGCTTTCTCCTTTATCTGTCTGTTCTATCTTGGCATCAAAATAAGCCAGTTTTCGTCCGGACAATAAGTGAATGAACAATATCCGGTTGATATAAGAAAAAGCAATCCCGTTTTTTAATCTGACCGTTCGTCTTTCTTTAATAGCCATTTTTGCTGCTGTTTCAGCTTCTCTCCAGAATTTACATATTTTCGGGCTTGCCTTTCTCCAGTTCGCCACCAGCATCGGTATTTCCTCATCTGGGATACTTCCTGCCTTATCCATAGCTTTGATTGCACCAAAAGCTCCACCGTAGCCTAACGCCAGTTCAGCTACTTTTCCCTGTTGCCTTAGCTTGCTTCCCTTTTTAATATTCTCTAAGGGTACATGGAACATCTGGGAAGCGGAGGCTTCATATATCTTTCCATGAGTCCGGAACACATCCAGTCTCCACTGTTCATCTGCCAGCCAGGCGATCACTCTGGCTTCAATGGCAGAGAAATCAGCTACACAGAATCTGCAGCTTTCAGAAGGGATAAACGCAGTCCGTATTAATTGGGAAAACACAAAGGGCATGCCTTCAAAAAGCATTTCCAGAGAACTAAAGTCCCCTTCCGCTACAAGTTCCCTTGCAAGGTCAATATCTGGTATCTTGTTCTGAGGCAGGTTGTGTACCTGCACGATACGCCCTGCCCATCTGCCGGTCCGGTTGGCTCCGTAAAACTGCAGCACTCCCTTTAGCCTGCCGTCTCTGCATACCGCGTTCTTCATGGCGGTGTATTTCTTGGTAGAGGTCTTTCCCATCTCCTGCCGGATTTCCAGCATCCGGATGCCGGATTGTGTCTGAGCTTTTTCTTTCAAGGTATCTTTTATCTCTGGTATCGTATCTTTGGTTATGGATTTTATATTCATCCCATAGTTTTCTTTATACCAGTTCTTCAGCTGAGCCAGACTGTTGGGGTTGTCAAGTCCAGTTATCCTTTCCGCTTCTTCCCGCAGCCTTTCCTGATAGGTTTTATCATAATCCAGTATATTTTCCACAAAAGGCATATCCAGTCTTACCCCATTGTCATTCATCCTCTGATCCAGACACCACAGTTTCTGTTCGTCCTCCGGAATTGGATAAATAGAAAGCTTCTCCCGTATAGCGTTCTCTGTTACGACATCCTGCCGGTTATATTCCACAAATAAGGACCATTTCTTCCTATCATGTTCCGGAAGATTGCGTGTCCTCCCGCCGTTTGTCTTAGTGGGTTTACAGGGCTTGCAGAAATACTGGATCAGGCTTTTACCCACCTTATCTTTCTGCTGATCCTCCGGCAGTCCCAGGGCATCACCTACGGCTCCCAGTGTAGCAGGAAGCCCCAGCGTAGCTGCATGGACTGCGGTACACATCCACTGCTCCGGAGGCATCGCCTGTTTTAAATAAGATGCAAGACAGGTACGTTCAAAGTTCGCATTGTAAGCGGTCTTGATATAATCCGGATCTGTCAGTGCGCTATAAAATGCGTTACACTCTTGACTAAAGGCTTTCTGCTTCTCCGTTAGGAGAGCCCCTTGTTTTGCGGGGCCTGTTTTTAGGTCCAGGACCTTCACCGGATCATTGTTTATCTTATATCCAATCAAAAGTATCTCGAAGTCTGGAGCTTCTGCATAAGCATAGGCCCCGGCTTCCCTGATATCCACACTGCTGTAGGTTTCAATATCTACATTCATTACCTGCATGATTCATCATCCTAACATATCGTCTTCGTCATTATCCTCGTCAAAAGAGGTTCTGGCTTCATCAAGAGTGACTCTGCCCCCAAAGGCATCATCATCCCGTTTCTTTTGAAGAGCATTTAGGCCCGCACTGACCCCCTTGGTGTTGTTGTCGAAGGCAAAGAAGTTAATATTTGCACGCCCCCAGCATCCACTGTACAGTTCGGTCTCATCCAGAATTTCATCTTTGTATTCATCCAGAAGAATGGGTTTGCTGTCAGATTTTGCCTTGAGGAAATACATTCCCGCGTATTCCGGGTGTTCATCCGCCTTCTCCTCATCTCCGTCCCTCAACGGATTCCATAAATCTCTGGGTTCTTTTCCTTTCCATTTCTCCTTAATCCCCTCTCTTTTTGCGGTATCAATAGCTTTTCGAATTGCATTCAGGGTCTTTTTATCGTCTTTAGGAATCAATAAGGTTACGGAATATTTTTCATCCAATGCACTTTTCCTGAAAACATTTAAATAAGAAAATCTCACAGTTCCTGTCACTACTTTTGCACTCATACTTTATTCTCCTTTTCTACGCTTCTGCGTCCACTGATTGGTAATTGGTTTCGATTGTTACGGTATCGAATTTATCTTTGAGTCTGGCTTTCTAATAAGACGGCCCTCCCAGACTTCCATCATGTGCCTGTTTGTACTCTCTCATTTCCCGAGCACAGTCATAATCGTCATCACTGAATTCATCTTTGACCTGCTCTGCTTTGTTGAGCTCTGGACGCTTGTCCTTCTCCGAAACAAGTACGGGTTTGCCCTCAGGTTTTATGATCAGATCAGACAGGAGTTCTGCAAATCTCTTTTTACCCACAAGTTTTTCCATGTCTGTAAATCCTTTAAGCTTATAAATATCCTGATAGCCGGCTTCTTCCAGGACAGTGGCAGCCTGCTTCTCATCTGCATACTTCCGGTTGCTCCTGCCTTCTACCAATTTCCAACCGTCATAATGCACACCATGGGACAGGGCCTGATCAAAAGCATACGCTTTGATTGCTTCCGCCCACTTCACCAGTGGATCCAGCTTAGAAAGAATATCTCCAATCTCAGAATCCTCTAAAAGGTCTCCCTCCGCAAACTCATATTTCATGAGCTCCATCTGTCGGTCCTTCTGGACCCGGCACACTGCAAAGGCTTTACAGAAACGGCAGTGATCCCCGGTACAGAATTCTCCTTCACCTTTCATCGCAAGCTCCGCCTTCGGCTTTACTTCTGTCTCCGCCCAGGTAAGCAGTTCCTCCACTGTCAGTTCTTCTGTGGAGATATTATCCAGCCGGGGTTGAATAATGGTCATTTTCACTCTCTGGATATCGTACAGCATGGAATGCTCCAGGTAGGCCCCTAACCCGTATAATCTAAGCTGTGGGTTTCCTTCTGCGGATACGCCTACACCCTTTCCATACTTCAGGTCAATCACCTGCACCAGATCATCCGCAATGATAACCACATCACCGGTGCCAAACCCTTTAGGCACATATTCGGAAAAGTCCAGCCTCTGTTCAAAGAGTGCCTGCGCATCAGGGCAGGAAACCTTTGCTTCATTGACCTGTTCCCATACGAGGTTTGCATAGTCCTCTATGTATTCCTGTAATTCCGGGCTGTAATAATGATCCTTTTTCAGCCTGTTTAATCTGGTGGTAAATGTCTTCTTTGTCAGTTCCTTATTGTTATAGCGTAAGATCAGTTCCGCCAGGCTGTGGGCAAAGGTGCCTTCCTCTGCGTATTCGCTTGACTTATCTGGGAACTGCGATTCCAGTTCGGCGGAGGGCGGACAGCTCATCCACCGCTTTGCCCCGCTGGCGCTTAACTTTGCGTGTACGTCCGGCATTAAAGCTCACCTGCTTTCTGCATCAACTCTGTGTAATGTTCCTCACCTATCTGGGACAGCTTTTCCGCCCCAAAGCTATTGATCAGTTCCTGAACCCGGTCTTTTTTTCCTGCCTTGTTCAACGCCGCAAGGGTTGACCTTACCTCCACTAATGTGTAGGACTTTTTTACAGGTGTCTCCTCTTCTGGCTGTTGTACTGCTGGGGCTGACTGTTGTGGCGCTGTTGGTACCTGCTGTGCCGCGGGAGCCGTCTGCTGCACCTGGCTCTTGTTTGCCTCTGGGAAATGCTCTGCAATCTGCTGGCCGTAAGCCGTAGCTGTGGTAGCTGTTACAGGAGTTGCCTGTACGGGTGCTGCATTTTCTCCTTTCAGTAATTCCCTTGCGAATTCCTTCATTTCTGCAAAATCCTTAAATGTGATGTTTATCTGTGACATACTTACCTACCTCCTATTTTTTCAAGCCCTGCATGGGCGATTTTTATGAATTCATCCTCTGTGAGGCTGATTCCTTTTGTCATTTTTGTGTGATCATCTGACCACCCCCGGATGTCCAGCTTGTCTGGTTTATGAAACCAGCTGATTACATTCAGTTCCATATGGTAGACATCCGTATCCTTCACTTTCTGCAAGGAGATGATGTTCTTCTTAATTTCGTAATTATCTGGCATTTAGTCTCCTTTCCTAACGGATCTGATAGATAACATCCCTGATCATGGCTGTGCCTGAATCCATAGCTACATTAGCTGTCTTCTGGTAACCGTTTTCAAATGTAGCTGTAACAATTTCCTGCGCACCGTCATATTCCAACTTGACTACATCAGATAATCCCCTGGTTGCCTGCAGTGCCGGCAGAAGCAGGTCGCATATTTTTTGTTTATCTTCCATTTGACTATTTTCTCCTTGTGTTCTACAATGTAGTTGAATTGATACCAGAGTGCTTACGCCCCGGTCAGGGCATATGTAAGCGCTCTTTTTTATTCTGTTTTCCTGTTTAGCCCTTCCGCAATCGTGAGGGCTGTGTCCTTATCTTCAATATAACCCGAAGCGTATTCCCTGTTGCCGGAGTGGTCTACTGCATCCACATCTCTTAATCTGTATACGGCATACATCATATTGCCACCAACTGGATTTGATTGTACTTTCCACTTTCCTACCATTCTTGCCGCCTCCTTTCACGCCAGCGCTATGTAGCTTAAAATCATCCCGGCATATATCCCGATAATCAACGCCCCGATCACCATCCAGTCTATAGGAGACATGTCCTCTTTTCGGGGTTGAAACTCTTGGCAGGGATACAATCTGCTGCTTTCCATACACCGATTGTAAAACTTACACTGCCTACAGGTCAGGGCCGGCTTCGGTCTGTCTCTTGCTCTCACCTAACCCCTCCCTTGCTTTTTCAATGTCCGACATAATTTCCTCATGACGTTTCAAAAACTCTGGATCATTTACCTTCAGTTGCTCTGCTATCTTTTCTGCAGCGGCATCAAGTTCTTTTCGTGTCAACATGGCTTGTCCTCCTCTCAAATAGCTTCCCTTGCCAGCCTCTCCTTCTCTTCATCCCTGTACCGCAGCACTTTAAAGATTGTCCGCAGATCCCCGATGTTAAATTCGGTCGGATTCCGCATCTTATAGTACAATGTGCTTACAGGGATTCCCGTTAACTTTGCAAGTTTGCCGACAGTCATTCCCTGAAGCTCTTGTGCATTCTTGATACTGCCCCGAATGATGCGGTTCATCTCTTCATCTTTGCTCATTGATAATTTTGGCATGTCACACCTCCTCTTTTTCTTCCCTATTAACTCCATTTCTGCTATAATTCAGTAAAAAGGAGTGGGATGTTATGTTTAAAAATTTGTTGACTAATTTTGATTTTCTGAACCTCGTTATCGCCCTTCTGGCATTACTTTTGGCATTATATAGCATTTATTACACCCATCGGTTCAATCGCCGTAAAATCGTAATCGGCAGCGGCGTCTTTCATTCTGATGAGATGGATCCGCCAATTGCATGGTTTACGATTCACAATACTTCGCCAGTTTCAATAACAGTGGCTGACATTGCCTTTTTAAACAGTAAAGGAGAAGATATATCTCCACTGCTCACTCACGAGCCCACACAAATTCCCATGTACATAATCCCAGACTATAAATACGCAGAACCTTTAGATTCCCCTCAGGTGATTCAGCCCTATAATTCTCTGGATCTGGGGTATTACTTCGATTCTGTATACAGAACCATGACAATTAAAGTAACTTGTCTGGAGCACATCAGGCTCTTTCGAAAATCAAAGTCATTCGTCACTATGTTTTCTGATATACCAGATTAGACATATGATGACTACCACTGTTGCGATATTTACCACGACGGTGGCTATTTGCATTGCATTCATTTCTCACACCTCCTCCCTTTCTCTGATTGTTTCGCATATCATGCGACAAATTGACTAAAAAAAATATTGCTTGCCTCTTCCTTGCCTAGCTTCAATGCTTTGACAATGGTGTCTGCCTCTTTAATGGAAAATTCTTTTCCCTGAGAGTTAAGTCTTCTATATAGGGTGGCCCTATCTATTCCCATTATCTCTGCCAATTCATCTACAGTAATTCCGTTTTCTACCATTTTTCCACGAAGCCTATTGATGTTGACCAATATTTTTCCCTCCTTTCACCGTATTCGCATGCTATGCGACTAAGTACATGATAGCCTATGACGTTTCAAAAGTCAATACATTTTTCGCATGTTGCGCAATTTTTTTGTTGCAAATATGCGAACAGTGTGTTATTATAATGGTATCTTAGAAAGGCGGTTATCGGCATGACAATTGGAGATAGAATAAAGCAAAGGCGACTGGAGTTAGGATTGAGCGTTGATGAATTAGCCGAAAGACTAGGGAAGAACCGAGCCACAGTTTACAGGTATGAAAGCAATGAAATTGAGAACTTTCCTATTACTTTAATGTCTGTTTTAGCAAAGGCCTTAAACACAAGCCCCGCTCGTTTAATGGGCTGGGAAAATGAAAGTGAAAAGGAATGGGCAGAGGAATCTTTGCGAGCCACACGGGCAAATGCCATTGGCGCTCTTTATTCGGGGTTCAGCGACAAGGAAGTGAACCACTTTAAAGACTTTATACAGTTAAATGATTCAAACATGGACAAAGTTGACAATTATACAAAGAAATTACTTTCAGTTCAAAAAATGGATAATGACTTGGAAGTTGCTGCCGCTCATGAGCGTACTGATATAGAGGTAACTGATGAAATGCGAAAACATGATGATGATATCATGGACGATGACGATTTTTAAAATCTGAGGACGGGGGTGTTGATTACGACCAAATATGAAGCACTTATAGACGAAGCACACAATGAAGGACTGATGGTAAAAGAAAAGCCGCTAGAATCCAGCAATGGACGAATAAAGGGGCGTAGAATCGCAATCAGGCAAGATATAGAAACATCTGTTGAAAAGGCATGTGTACTAGCAGAGGAACTGGGGCACCACCATACAGGTATCGGAAATATTGTATATATCTCCAACCTTGCTGATGAAAAGCAAGAATGGCAGGCCCGAATCAGAGGATATAATCAGATGATAGGATTGCGTGGTCTTATTGATGCTTTTGAGCACGGTTGTCGGGGGCGTACCGAAACGGCGGAATACCTGGAAGTCACCGAAGAATATTTACAGGACTGTGTAGACTGTTACCGCAGTAAATATGGATTAGGAACAAGAGTGGATAATTACTATATTATGTTTATTCCCTGTTTGTCAGTGGGAAAATTAATTTAAGATGTTAGGCTTAGGCATAACATAAATCTAATGAAAAAGAGGTAAAGGAACTATGAGAAAGAAGATTTTAACACTTATTTTAACTGCAACGGTAGCTCTATCATTTGCAGGGTGCGGAAGCTCAGGAGCGGACACCCCTTCTGTGGATGATACAAAAGCAAAAGTAAAGGATGTGTTGAAGGACGCTTCCAGTGAAGAAGAATCAAAAGTTGTTGAAGAACATTATGAGGTGGATCTTTCGGCAGGAAATTATGCCGTAGGGATTGATATCCCCGTCGGAACATACAATTTAACAGCAACTGGCGGAACTGGAAATGTTTCCTCATCAAACATGTACACTGGAGGACTTAATGAGATAATGGGATCACCTGCAGAAGAAGGGTATTCCGTTGATGCTTTTACTGGACTCAAATTAGCAAGCGGGGATACATTGTCTCTTGGTGGAACAGTTACACTACACGCAACTTCCGAAAATGCTCAAGTGTCAGGAATAACAGCAAGAACCGCTACGGATGCTGCTGCAATTGATTTAGGACCTGGGAACTATACTGTGGGTACGGACTTTCCAGCTGGAACATATAATATAGTTGGTACTGGAGCAAGTGGGAACGTCAGTTCAGATAATATGTATGATGGCGGATTAAACGAAATTATAGGAACCGACCCAAGTGATGGGGTGAGTGTTACACAATTTAACAATGCTGTGTTTGAAGAAGGGACAACTCTTGAAATTTCAGGCACCTCCGTGCAACTTGTACCCGTTGGAGAAGCGAAGTAAAAAGCATTCTCCGGATAAAGCAGAACAAAAAGATGTTTCGCCAAAGGTTTAATATAAATCAAATGATAAATCTAAAGAAAAGAGAGGAACTAAAAAATGAAAACTTGGAAATTGGTATCAGGAATCTTGTCGATTGTAATGTTTGTATTTGTGTCATTTCAGTCCTGCGCTGCTGGCGTATCTAACTCACTGGAGGCCAACGGGGAAGTTGGTGGATCCGCTGGGGTTATAGTAGCGATATTGTTACTGGCCGGAGGGATTGTGTCTATTGCCTCTCGAAGGGGAAGCAAAGGCGGAAACATTGCGCTCATAGTATTGTTTGGACTTGGTGCCTTGTTTGGATTCACAATGGCGGGAAGCTATAAAGACCTAAACATATGGGCCGCATGGTGCCTGATATGTGTCATACTTGCTATTATATCACTTGTTAAGGGTAAGAAAGTTCAATAAATAAAAAACTGCCCCTGCACCAACGGAAGTGGACCGTTAACCCTTTCGGGTTTGAGAAGGACGTAAAAGGAGGATGACAAAATGTTAGACGAAAAAGATTTACAGGCAATTGCCGAGTTGATTGACGCACGTGCCGAAAAGACGGAAGATCTTCTGCTGGATGAAATCGGCAGAACACAGTCATACCTTGAAAAGCAGATTTCAGAAGTCAAGAAGAATATTGACGAATTAAATCAGTATTACAGAATTACTCGGCTTGAAAATGACAACACTACCTTGCTTCTAAAAATGATAGAATCTCTTCAGAAAGATGTTGAAGAACTAAAGAAGAAAACAGCATAAGGGCAAGGTGATAAGCGGTGTTATGACGAAGGGTACAACATAAATCTAAAGAAAAAGAGACGAGGCATATATAGATGGGGAGAAATTTATCCGAAGAGCAATTAATAAAGCATAAGGATAGTGCATTAAAATCATTAGATCGATACATGACAGCTTTGATTACCGATGGGGACAGAGGGGACAGAGGAAACCAAGGTAAATCAGACAAGCTCAGCTATTGGCTCGAAGATTGGATTACCTTTTTAGAGTTCGAAGCTCAATTCTCTCCTTTGAGCCTGAGGCGATATAAACGGGGCGAAATTATTAAGGCTCACCTGGGGTATAATGTTGGAAGCGAGGAAGGTGGACTTCACTACTGCGTTGTAGTCGACAGAAACAACTCAGTAAATTCACCCGTTGTCACTATTGTCCCTCTCACATCGGTAAAGCAAAAGACTGACTTGAATCATCTACACAAGGGAAATATATATTTAGGTAATGAGCTTTTCAGAAACTTAAATTCTAAAATATTGACCTTGCAGAAAAAAATTGATGATATCATCATTGATTTTGAAGAGATAGCAAAACAGAAACCAGATAGCATTGATTCTTCAATCGCCAAAATGGAAGACATTACAAAAAAGGCAGTAGGTGCTGCTAAAGAAGCGGAATTACTAACACGCATGCATAAAGAAGTCCAGAAAATGAAAATCGGCAGTATAGCACTCGTATCACAGATTAGAACGATAAGTAAAATCAGAATATATGATCCAAAAACAAATCATGATGTTTTGAGCAATGTAAAACTTTCAAATGAAAAACTTGATTTAATTGATACCGAAATTATACATAATTTCACAGGACAGCGATAAGTATATTTTCATTGACAATTTCATACACTGAGGTATATAATGAATACGCAAAGAAAACAAAGCCGTTTACCGGCAGTATAGAAGACAAAGCTCCCAGACAGCTGGCGAGCGGTATTCATTATTAAGACCTCGTAGAAATACGAGGTCTTTTACGTTACATAATAGAAAAACCGCCTAGTGTTGGTAGCACCAGACGGTGAACATATCCGAAGATATGCACTCTTTTAACCAAGAATATTGTATCATCTTCGGAGCGCCCAAGCAATAAGAACGTTTGTTTGGAGACTGTTTTTATACTTTAAAGGAGATGATTTTATGCCAACAGCAAAAAAACTGCCGTCTGGTAGTTGGCGGTGCCAAGTTTTTAGCCACTACGAAGACCTCTGCGGCAAAGACGGAAAACCGGTCATTGACGAAAAGACGGGAAAACAGAAAAGAAAACGCATCTACGAATCTTTTACATGCGAAGACCCAACCAGGGCAGGAAAGCGGCGTGTAGAAGCACAGGCGGCACAGTTCGCAGAACAGAGAGAAGGCAGAAGCCGGCCCGTGTATCAATACACATTCAAGAACGCTCTTGAAAAGTACATTGAAGAACGCACGGGAGTCTTATCTCCTGCCAGTATCCGCAAATACCGGAGTATGCAGCGAAACTGTATGGTTCCTCTGGATAATTATAAATTAAAGGACCTTACCGAGGATATCATACAGGAGATAATCAACACGGCTGCGCTTAAAAAGTCTCCCAAGACTGTGAGGGATATGAATGGACTTATCGTTGCTGTCATGAACCGATATCGCCCCGAATTAAGGCTGCAGATTGGCCTGCCAAAGAAACTACGCCCTAACATCTATGTGCCGTCAGAGGACGAAATAAAGCGTCTGCTGACAGCAGTAGAGGACACCCAAATGGAGGTGCCTGTTATGCTGGCGGCTTTTGGGGCAATGCGAAGAGGGGAAATTTGTGCGTTTGACCGGAAAAGAGACCTAAAGAAGAACACTATCCACGTGTCCAAAACAATGGTGATGAACCCAGACTCTAACTGGGTAATCAAGGCGCCTAAATCTTATGCCGGCGATCGCTATGTAACCTTTCCAAGTTTCGTGATTAAGAAAGTCCGGAAGATGCCGGACGATACCGTAGGACTTACGCCAAATGAATTGTCCAACAGGTTTAAGACCGTCCTGAAGCACGCAGAGTTGCCTCACTTCCGTTTTCACGATTTACGCCACTACAACGCATCCATCCAGCACGCCCTTGGGATACCGGATGCCTACATTATGCAGTCAGGCGGCTGGGGGAATGATTCTGTGCTTAAGGAGGTTTACAGACACGCTCTGCCGGAAGTACAAGACAAAATGACAAATAAAGCCTTAAACCACTTTGAAAACATGCAACACGAAATGCAACACGAACCACAGGGAACGCAGTAAATTAGCCATTCTTGGCGCGGTTTGACAGAGTTCAAGTCTCTTCTTCCGCAGGTTTACTGTAATCCTTGCGGATTGCAGTTTTTTTATTTTCCTTTGTTTTTATTGGGTTTAATAATCATATAATAAGAGCAGGAGGTACGCATTATGAAATATATAAAACTCTTTATGGCAGCCTTGCTGAGTGTCCTGTATTATATTGCATTCTGCTGGATACTTGGCTTTGATTTCGGTGATCCTTGGAGAAAGCTAATGACGTGGGCTAAAAAATAG